TCCAGCCATCGTAACAAATGGGATATGTCGATTCCTCCTCGAAATTCATCCACAACAACGTTTTCCTCATCTTGGTAACCGTCCCAGAATTTCGTGCGGGGATCCTTGCAGTAAGCATCCAGGCCAGCTTCATCCCATGCACGTCGACTTTTACCAGTTCCAGTTTTTCCCCAGAAGACCATGCAGTGTCGCTCCATTCCTGTTGCTCTAGAATAATCTGAGCCAATAGCTCTAATGGTCCGATAATTGACCACTCGTACATTTGCGGGAATTCTTGATAAATCTCCGGACTGGGCGGCGGACCAAACGGATTCCCACTCGACTTTAGCATTTCGTTGAAACGGTTTGGCTCCAAATTCAAATTGTGTTCCATCAACCCTAGTTTCTTCTTTCTGACAATAAGCGGTGGCGGCAGAAGACCGGGAAAGCTCGGCGTGGACATTTCCAAAGGTAGCTCTAACTCCATTGAGAGACTGCTTTGAGGAGAACGCGACCATAATTTGCCAATGGTAGTATCCACTAGATGATCCGATTTCAAGTTGGCCAATGATGTATTGAACATTCGGGGGGGTGTAAGGAGTGAATTCATGTTGAGGGATAGTTAATAACCAAAAGATTCCTTGTCTACGTGTCATAACTGCAGGGCTCCTATTTATAGATTTTATATATGAAACTTTCACTTAGGACCCGAAAACACGTGCAGTCTCTTTTGTCACAGTGTGGCTTAATTGAGATTAAGTTTTTGAGAACCGATATGAGAATTGAGAACCGCTCTTAGTAAGTAATACAGAGCGGAACGATTCTCGGCTTACGATTAGGAACATTGAGATAACCCCCCTCCGATTGAGGCACCTACGCTTCGCTTCGAGGCCACTCTGGGGGGTTAGCTGAATCTTGGGCACACAGCAAGCTGGTACCCGCTTTTTTATATGTTATCATGGGGGTTAAGGATAAGCCCTACCTACCCTAAATGCTAGGTTGTTAATTTTTAACTATATGCTAGGTTGTTAATTTTTAATTATTTATTAATTTATTAACCAGGAATATTATTAATATTAGATTGTTTGAACAGTGGTTGCATATTAGGATTAGAGGTAGTAGTCAATTGAGCACCACAAATATGTTGACATTCATAAGATAATGTAATATTATTTGCACTACCAGAATTTAATTCTTCTTCAATACAAAGCATTTGAGATTTTCCATAAGCACGACTAACAACACCATTTTCATTCGTATATCTTAATTTAAATAACACAGTATTAAAAAATCCTTGACAACTAGCCGAACAATTCATAGATTTCATAGCACCCGGACCCAAACGAACATAACCAGATTTCACAACAGATTGAAATACATTTCTAACAGGGGGTTCATTATAAGCTATAACATTTGATCCTCCTAATTCAGCACCACGTACTAAAATAATTCCTTGAGGTCTAGTATTCTGTATAGCAAAAGGACCTTCACCTCTCAGTTTTGGCACACCAGTTGAAAATTCATACACAGGTCCTTTTAAAGGTTGTGCATCAATTACTGTAGTTTCAACGGAACCAGCTGCTGATCTAGTTCTATTTTGAATAACCATATGAGATGACATAACAATTTCTAATTTTTCTCTAGCCATATCCATTTGACAAACAAGTTTATAACCAGGTGCAGTCAATTCTCGTAAATCAACTTGATACAAATAAACTTTTTGCAAACTTTTAGGACTCTCAGATGCAATTGATTCTCTAATAGAATCATTCAAAATAAACGTACTACCAAAATTTAAAGTAGCCATTTGACTTAAACTAATATCATTCGGAATATTGTGATTATGAACCGCTTCAGTACCATCAGAATCTTGTGTAATATAAACAATTCTATACCCAGAAGGTCCACTATCAGGAGGAAGTGCTGCAACTAAAGGCAATTCTTCATAAGGAGTTTTAACATCACATTGAATTCCAACTCGAAATAATTTTCTAAGAATACATATAGAAATTGCATTTACGATACTATCAATATTATATGTACTCTGGCCTATATACAAAATTTCAGGATCTGCTACAGTTCCATAATTTTCTTCAATAGTAACAGCTCCTCTTTTTTGAAATTTATCACGTAACAACTGAGAACTCTTTTTAGCACTCAATGCAAACTTCCCAGAATAACCACTCATATTAAATATAGTTCCAATTGGTGTATTTGTTTGGGAAAACATAGAATCTATAGCCATACCAGCTAAATATCCAACTCCGGCAGCAGCGGCAACAGCACCAGCAACAACGGGTCCACTCAAAGCAGCTGCAACCAGAACATCTTCCAAAATAACATCTCCAGCTAAAGCCTCTGCAGCAGCAATATAAGCAGGAGGAATGCTATTCCACATACTAGTAGCACCAGCAACAATACTGGACGCACCAGAAGAACTTGCAACAAAACCTGCAACAGCACCCGTACGAGCAAACACATCACTTGATTGCTGTTTCTTTCCTGGAACATACACAGACTTCTTACTCCTAAAATATTCTGGAACACGTTTACGTTTAGTCATTATTTATTAAGGAAACTATCTAGCGCCGGATGGTCTTTCTCTTATAACCTGAATATTTCTTTCTATATCCAGTTCGCTTGTACACCGGCTTCTTAAAACTTTTCTTATACTTAGGAGCATACCTACGCTTTGCAATATAAGGACGCTTATAATTAGAAACTCTTCTTTTACCATAAGCCATTTTTATTTTAGACAAACTCAGTTACTACTAATCTTCGCATTAAAGCCGCTAAAGTTTCTTCATCAATCATTGGATACCAAACAGTAGGCGATATATTTGAAGTAATCCAAATCTTCTTTGCCTTTAAAGGTTTCGACGCTCCTTTAATTTCCACTCTGACCGGATATCTGTCCAGCCATCGTAACAAATGGGATATGTCGATTCCTCCTCGAAATTCATCCACAACAACGTTTTCCTCATCTTGGTAACCGTCCCAGAATTTCGTGCGGGGATCCTTGCAGTAAGCATCCA